CATCATATGTGGTTTATATTTTTTTTTAGCCATTAATCTGCTCCTTCGGTTAATATTGTAGTATTAGAATGTTGAACTAATCCATGATGAGTCCCTGACAATTTATAAAGAGATAAATCATCAACATAAAGTATTTGAGGACCTTCTCCTGCGTCTAAGTTTCCAAATTGTCTTTGTATGTTAATATGTTTGGCAGCGTCACTTCCTCTATTAAATCTACCTACTAATGTATGCCTGTGCCATTGATTTAATTTTAAATATGCTGATACAATAGAGCCATCACCTGACAAACCATATTGTGCACTACCTTCATAAACTTCATCTAACTCACTTTGAGTTCTTCCCCATTCCTGACTACCAGAGTCAGATACATCTGTAGGAGTATAAATCCAATACTCGCAAACATAAAATTCACCATCTTCTAGAGCTGCGTTACTAGTTTTAATAAGTGAAAGAGAGCCACCGTCAGCATCTGTTGTCAATTTAGCTGCTTTGCCTTCGCTTCTATAGATTGAAGTATCTGTTGTTACAACTGCCCCAGCAGTACCTGCAAGCGCTCTCCATCCATTTACAGTTTCATCCGTTTCGTCAACAGCTAATGCAGGTCCACCATCTGCAAAATTTCCATTAGTCATTAAATTATCTCCAACTTTTCTGGGTTTTCCACCAGCCCAATTTAATGCAACAAACGCAGGTGCGCATGAACCGCCATATTTAGAAGAATCTTGAGGGTTAGTGGTAGAATTTAGAAATGTTCCACTAGGGACAGGACATCCTGCTGTAAAATATTCACCTAATCTCCAATATCCTATAAGGTTTTCTGTTCCATCTGCATATGATAAATCTCTTGGATTTCCATTATTGTATATATAAGAAGCATACTTATTTGTCCCTGATAATGCTAAGGAACCTTTCCAATAAGCTACTTCATCTATTTTACCATCAAAGTGGCGTTCTGCTGTTCCGTTATTATGAGTTCCTGCAATCCAAGTATCTTGATTATCTTCATGTAATTGAGCAAAAGAACTAGAAGCAACAGTTCCTACGCTACTACTTAGCGCTATTGAACCATCAATATAAACTAAAGTTCTATTATCAGCACTCTGACTTCCATCATATCTCATAATGAAATGATGCCAATTAGTATCACTTATTGTATGATTAGTTACATGTGTTTTTACATTGTCACCACTTGTCCCATCATCACTTGTTCCAATATTGATTACTCTATCTGTTCCGACATATATAAGCCATTCTCGTTTATCATTCAAATCCCATCTACCCATTAAGACTTCAGTCTCTGATAATGTACCACTGCTATAATCTGCTTTAAACCAAAATGATACAGTAAATTTACTATGACTTCCAGTGTCATGGTTAAAATCTGCATGGTCTGGAATAATAATAGCATCAGCACTACCGTCAAAATTCATAGCTACTTTTGAAGTAAAAGCTCTTCTGCCTTTAACAGAACGATTTATTTTTGTACCTAAACCTAACATTAAGCTCCTAAGTATAAAAATGCAGCACCACTATCAAATGCTACTGTATCCCATCTTCCATATATAGTCATACCTGCAGGCATAGTTTTTTGATTAATTGCGTCACTATTAGTTCCAGGACCACCTTGTGCATCTGTAGGCCAATCTGCGTTAGCTGTTGTTGCATCTGAACTATCAAATAAAGTATCTTCAACAAATTGAATTGCTACCACTTTAAGTCCTGATGGTGGTGTATAAGTTGATATATCACTAAGGAACGCAACGCCTGTTTGTCCTAATGAAACATTTTGAGCTTCAACTACTGTGTATCTATGTGAGTGTCCGCTTGATATGTCTGCCATGTTTACCTCCTGCCCTAAGCACTGGCTGTGCGTGAATGGGCTTGTTTATTGTTATAAAAATTCTTAGTAGATTCGGGGTAAACCCTTTATACGATTTACCCCATAGTTCTACAAAACTATTAAACCTTATTTATTTGGTTTATGATGTTTGTATACCATTGTTAATACCACTAAATGCAGTAAACACATATTCGTCTCCGTAATACATTACTTCAACAACATCTCCTCGTTGAGCAGTTGTGTCAAGAATAATGTTAGAAACTTGTGTTCCTGCTGTAGAATTAGCTGCATCACCACCTGCATCTTTATTAACACCGCTTAATATAGCACTTCCTGCTGCGATTGTAATATCTGCTGTAGGAGTTTCTTCCCATACAATAAATTTACAATTCCAACCTACTTTATTTTCAGTTGCTACAGGTAATGTTATTTCAAAAGCACCGCCAGAAGACTCACACATAAACACTTTACCACTATCAGAAGCAGTTAGTGTTTTTGCTGCAGATACAAGCTCTACATCTTTAACATCGTATACTTTGCCATAGTCATTACTATTCGAGTTTAATACATCACTTCTCATTTTACACACCCTCCAAATTAATAAGTGCATGAGTTTCAGGAAGAGAAACTTCAAGACCTGCTTCTGTAAGAATCATGTCTTTACGTAAATCTTCGTCAGCTTGTTGCACATTAGTTGTGATTGAAGTATCTCGGTTTACACCGTTACCAACAAGAGGTCTGTATGATACATGGTCTAAATCAACTAATTGCATAAATCCTGCTGCAAAACCTCTAAATAAAGGTTCTTTTACAAGAGTTATATCACCATGAATTGTGTCAACTTTAGTTACCATATGTCCAAACGCACCTTTACTTGCATTGTGATTATATGCCGCACCACTTGAATTAAGTAATGAACCATCAATAAAACCACCATCACCAACTTTATTAAAGTGTGATATTACAGGTAATGAAGCTAATGCTAATTTAGAAGAGCTTCCACCCCTTGCAGGGTCAAAAATTACTTCAAAATCAGAAAGCATATCATCGTATGACCATTCAGCTGCAGTATTAGATTTGTAATATGGTTTACCTTCATTATATGATAATGCAGTACCATCATTTACTATGTTTCCATAACCTTCAGCTATAGTACTTCCTACTATACCACTTGTATACTGAATACCGCCAGCACTACCTTTTTGTCCAAAAAGCATTGCTCTTTCAATGTCAACTTTATGTTCTCTTAATTTAAGATTCCATATTCTTGCCCATTCATCTTCATAACCACGATATACTGTTGCTCTAGCTGTATTAGACATTTCACAAGCTGTTTTAAAGATTTGAGTAAACCCATAATCGTTATCTAGCTTTTGAGACCATACATCTGGCGCACCAGAACCTTGTTCAAATGATGTACCAATTACAGTACATTTTGAGTTATCAGCAACAGCAAGAGTACTTGTAGTACCAGTATGTGATATTACAGTACAAGTAACTGAAGTTTGTATTGCGCTTGACGAATTGTCTACACTGTTTATTCTAACATTTGCTGTTGTTGGAACACTATCGCCATCAACATCACCAATTGCAACAACCATTCCAGGTATTAACCAATCAACACCATCACCACCTGAAGTGTCAAACACTAAAGTGTCGTCACTACCTTCAGCAACCATAGTTACTCCTCCTTTAAGAAGGAAGCTTCTATCTGTTATTGATATTTTTGTTCTATCTTCCAAGAATCGGAATTGACTATCCGATGTTGGAACTTTTCCTACTTTTGACAAATATACAAAAAATGGAGACTCTTCTGGGCTTAACTCTGCAACTCTATCACTAAAGTCATACAGTCTTCTTGATGGTATTGTACTATCAATTACCGCACCAGGAGTACCAAATTTTACTTGTCCACTATTATAAGTAGCCATTATTTCTCCTTGTTATACATTTTACGTTTACAATACATTCGTACGACTACCAGCTTTTGTAATAGCATCCCACATAGTGTCATTATCAGACTTAGGTGTAGCAGGAGGTTGCCCCTGTAATACTCCACCTTGTGCTGGAGTTCCTTGTGTTTGACGTATTCCATCTAATGGTTTTTCTATTGGTTGTCCGCTGGCATCAGACTCAGCTACTGCTCTCCACATTTTAATAGCGCCATCAACACCATACTCAGCAGGATTATTAGATGCGAAATTCATAAAAGAGTCTACTTCTTCTGGGGCTAACCCTCTTTGTTGTAGTTCGGTCTTTAATTGCATTTCACCTTGATTTCTTTGTAATCCTTGCATTTGTTGGTTGACTGCTCCATTTATAGAGTCTTGTAACTCTTGTTGTCTGAATATGTACGATTTAGACTGCGGGTCATTATAGGCTTCCCATGGGTCAAATTCATCTTTTTCTAAAACAACTCTTTCAGGTGCTTGTGGTTGACCTTGACCTTGAATCATTCCTGCTACTGCATTTGTGATGTCTGGTCTAGATTCCAATAATTGACCTATTTTTTCATATTGCTTTAGTTTAGAGTTTTCCGCTGCTAGTTTATCCTTTTCACTTTGGAAGTATTTTGCTTGGTCTTCCCAGTTGCCAGAACTCTCTTGCGTTTCACCATTACTGTCTTGCCCTACATTATCAACGGGTTGACCTTCAAGATTTCCGTCTTCATATGCGTTATCCATTTACTGATTTCCTTTCTGCAATTTCTTTTATCTTTATTGAGTTTGACTAGGTTCTTCTTTTACTAATCTCTCAGATTCAAGTTTAACTGCATCTTTTAACCTACTTGTAGCCAACTTTGTTTGTGCCTTAGACTCATATTTCTGTTCGGCAAGTTGACCTTTAAATTTTTCTACTTCTGTTCTTTTTCTTGAAGAGACCGCTTCTCTTTCAGCAGTTTGTAAATCTCCACCAAGTTTTTTAATTTGTTCTTGTGCTTGCTGTAACATACCTTGTAATTTATTAATATCGTCTGTTCTTTGCAATACACCTTGTTTATCAAAAATTTCTGTTTTCTTTAATGCTTCTGTTCTATCAATTAAACCAGCTTGATAAGCTTCCATATATAATTGGAACTCTCCATATTTATTTGAAGGTAATGTTGAACCTCCTAATATACGTATATCAAACTGACCTATAGTTATGTCATTTTCAATTTTTTGTAATTCTTGTGACTTATCATCGTAAATTCTTCTATTAACCGTAAATTCATTAATATCATTATTAGCTTGAACAATTCTAAAAGTTTTCTTAAACCTATAATGTTGTCTACTCATACTGTAAATAACTTGACCTAATCTTTTCATTGAACCTTCAATATCTCTTAATTTAGATTGTGAACGTCTTTGTCCAACATTTTCCATCATCATAGTAGCTGAATAAGTTCTAGGTGCTGCATCTGCGTTTCCTTGCATCATTTCAAATATACCTATATTTAAGTCAATATAACCTTCAATCATTTTAGGTAATGACAATATACTACCTGCTAATGGTTGTGGTGAAGGAAAATGCGGCTCCCCAAAAGACGGGTCATATTCGATAGTAGCATTAGGATTAGCCCAATCTCGCTCTAGCTCTTCTATATCACTAACACTACCTTGGGGAACTAAAAGCTTCAAACCTGCAGAAGCTTGTGCGTGTGATGTAATGAGGGATACTGTCTTGTTGAGGAACCTTTGAAATGCTTTATTTTTTCTAACATCACTCATTGGATATGGAGTATTAGTCCAAATATTAGGCACAGGAACAATTGGATAAATATCTGTATCACATATCATTTCATATAATACTATTTGACCAACTGTACATGTTAACTTTATTCTTGGTTGAGTAACTTCTACAAAATCAATTAAACCTTTTTGTATTGCGTTAGCAAAATCTTTATCTTCTGACATTTTCATAAATTGCTCTTGGGTCATAATTCTTTCATCACCACTTCTAGCATCTACAACTCTATAGTATGGAACTCTTACTTTCTTGTAATGTTCAAGAAGTCTATACTTTTGTATATCAAATTCTTTATCTTTTGTGTTATCTGGCGTAAAACTTTGCATAGTCGTTCTATTAGTCGCATCAGGATAATCCTCCTCTTTGTTAAATGGTTCTATTTCATCTATTAATATTTTGTCTGAACCTTTTTCTATTGGCTGGCCCATTTGTGGATATAAATCAATTAATTGTTGTTTTGTTAATATTGTAGATACAATAACACCAGAAGCATCATCAAAATATTTATGTCTTGAATTTGGGTCAACATATACTCTGAATGGGTCTACATATGTGAATTTAACTTCACCACGACCAAAGTCTGCATCTTTATCTAAGTATGCATAAAAGTATCCTAAGCCTGTAACAGCATAATCATGTACTACTTGCTTAAATACTTCATCACCATCAGACTTATCCCAAACATATTCTAAGATAGTCTTCCATACATTAGCTAATCTATTGTCAGAGTCTTCTCTGCCTATAGCGCTAAATTTAGGTTTTTTAGATGTGACGATAGCTTTGAACTGCTCAATAGCAGCATAAAGCCTATCCATAGGCATTGATGATTGGTTTCTGGAATCTAATTCGTCTAATTCGTTTTGACTAAAATGATTACCTAAATAAAAATCAATATCTTCTCTAGCGGCTACATCCCAGTCTTGTCTGGCATCTTTCCACTTATCAAACAATTCCTGTATTTCTTTTACCCTTAAATCTTTTTCTATCATAGTTTATAATATAACACTACTTTCTTGCTCCAGTCAACCAATTATATGCTTTTTTGGGCCTTGACCATACCCCAGCTTTATTTTTTGTTTTTTTCTTTAGTTTTGGCTGCCCTTTTGCATATTGAGTTGCAAGCCAAAATGCATCTATAGTATCATCATGACTTCCTTTTGGAAAATCAAGCAATTCACCTATAAATTCATGCATTTCTTTTTTTATATGTACAGCTCCAGCTTTAAACATTGGTTGAAGGCCTTCAAATAGCCTATCCTTTTTCTTTTGATTGTAATTTTTAATTCCTTTTTCAATACCTGGTAAAAACATTCCTTCTTTTTTACTTCTTTTCATAACATAATCTCTTAGCATTTCTTGATAAGCAATTGTTTCTATATTAATTCTTCTTATTGGTTTGTATCGTTTAGTGATTTCAAATATCTTGTCTGCACAGTCCATCGGAAGAACTCGCTCCCTCCAATATTCAATAACATAGTAATCATAACTGTCAGTAACGCCAATAACCATAATAACACTATAATCGTTCCTAACGCCAACCGTTGAAGCAGGGTCAACACCAATATAGATATTGACAAATTCTTTTCTCCCGTCATCCAACTTAATATACCATGAGTCGTATTCTTCATCAAATCTAGCATAACCTTTATATTGCGCATTATTAATATCCTCTTCACTAAAAATTTGGTCTTCAGGTGATTTAGCTTGGTTCATGTATTCTTGATAAAACTTAGCTGGTGTACCTGAATCTATGTAAAACTGTTTACGTTCTTCTAATTTTTTTATTGGCCACCTAGAAGGCCATATAGGTTGCCCATCTTCTAAAGCTTTTTTAGTATAGACATCCCAAGCAAACTGTTCTCCAGTTTTTATGCACTCAGAATGTTTGGTTACTAATCCATTTAAAAAACTATCATAATGTACAATTGTACCATTACACCATAAAAATCCTTTTTTATCAAAATCAATCGCTGGATATACAGCAGCAGTAACCCATTCTTTAATTTGTCTTCTAGAATCAGGAGTTTTTGTATTTAGCTCTGATTCAAAGTCATCTAGTATAATTCCAGTATATCTTGTTGAATTTTGTTTTTTACCCCTTAATCTTTGAGATGTACCTTTACCAATCATTCTGCATCCATTACTTAATGTAAATTCATCTTTAGTCCACTTATCTCCTTGTAAGTCTCCAAAATAGTAATGAATAGCAGGGTTAGAATATATATGATTTGAAATCCAATTTAAGTTAT